AATCGGTTAATGTAAGCTCTATGGTATCGTCGTCTATGTCGTAGGTCTTAAGCACGAAAAAGCGCCGCCCGCCCGTTTCTACGGTGTCCTCACCCTCATAATCTGCCTTATGTACCTCGCACTTTGCCTCTACCACCTTGCCCGTCTGCTGGCTCTTAAAATACTCGCTGTAGCCTACTGATTTTTTATTACAGAAAACAGTGCGGGCGCTTTCCTGCGGCTCATTTTCAAAGCCGCCAGCGTTTACCCTCTCGTCTGGCGGCTGCTGGCTTATAAGTGTAAGCTCATCTACCCATGCTGCCATGTCCTACGCCTCACTTTCTGCGCCCTCGGTGTCCGTTTCGGACACGGGCGGCGCTGGTTTTTCGTTGTACTCCTGCGACAAAGCAAGCCGCATTTTCAGCGTGTCGTATGACTGCCTAAACTTCTCGGCTTTGTCGTTATAGCCAAATTCTGCCTTGCAGTAAAGCGTTACCGCCCTTATAATCAGTGCGTCGCCCTCGTCAATGGCTTTTATGCCGTCGTTTGCAAGGTCAGCTTTGCAGGCGGCTATACAGTCCTCAATTTCTGCCGTTATTTTTTCACTGGTGCTGCTGATACGCAGCGCCGCCCGCATTTTCTCTGTTAATGTTGTGGCATCTGCCGCCATATCCTGCACCCTCTTTCTGTTTATCCCACAATTTCTGCCACGCCTGCTGCCACCAGCTCTGCCGCACGCTCCCTGCCAACCTTGTAAACCTCGCCTGCGTCCTTAATCTGGTTAAGCTGCTTGTCTAAAAATCTGGTAACGGCTTTTACCGTAACCAGCGCCGCCGCTGCCTCTGCTGCCTTTCTTTCCTCTTCGGCTTTGGCTGCCGCCTCTGCCGCTTTTCTTTCCTCTTCGGCTTTGGCTGCCGCCTCTGCTGCCTTTCTTTCCTCTTCGGCTTTGGCTACCGCCTGCGCTGCCTCTGCCGCTTTTCTTTCCTCTTCCTGCCGTGCCGCCTCTGCATCAAAAAGCGCCTTTTCATCTTCCGTAAGCTCGCTTTCTGGTACGTCTACCTCTGCTGCTGCAATTCTGGCTATAATTTCCTCGGCTTTCCCGCTTGCATTTACGCCCATATCTTTAGCCAATGCCTGCAAATCCTTATAGCTGTATTCTTTCAGCTGTTCTGCGTCTAAATGTCCTTTCATGCCCTATACCTCATTTCTGGCAGCCAGCGCTTAAGCGCCAGCCGCCGTATTTTATTACACTGCCTTAATTGCCTTTTTGATAAGAATAATGCCGTTTGTGTCTGCCGCCTTGCCGTCCACCACCATTAAGCACTTATTCTTAATCTTGTTGTTGTCGTGGTCAGTCCACTTAGTCACCTGCATTTCCATGTTAGTGTTAATCACATAGTCAGACAGTTTCATAAACACTGCGAACACGTCGCCCGCTGCTGCGTCGTCCCAGCTCGGTAAAACCTCGTCCTCTACCGTTTCCACTGTCTTACCCATAAAGCGGTAGCTTTCCTCTCCGTTAATGCCGTAGTTCGTGCGTCCAATCGGCTGCCCGTTCTTATCTTCCATGCCGTCAATGCCGCCGTCAAATGTAGACTGGTTCATAATAAAGCTGCCGTTTCTGTAGGCTTTCTTAATCTTGCCCTTTACCTTATGCCAGCCTTTCCAGCTTGCATATTCCTCTTCTGTCAGCTCCACCACTGCCAGCACTCTTTTATCTTTCAGAACGCCCAGCGGCTGCCCCTCGCCCGTGCCGTTGAAAATGGCAATTTCAATAGCCTTAACCATTGCCTCTGTCGCCATAGGTATAAATAAATCCGTGAACATTTTCAACGTAACCACGTTTGCTAAGATGCTCTGGGAAATCTTGCACTCTAAGCCGTAGTAATTGAATGTCACGGAATTTTTAGCACTGGCTTTCTGGTCGTCGCTGCTCTTTTCCTCTGCAATCCAGTGTGCCGTAGGCTTTAAGTCAGCGATAGGGATTGCTACGCCGCCCTGCACGTTGATTTTTCGCACCTGTGCATAAATGCTGCCATAGCTCTCCAACTTCTGAATAATCTCATTCATAATAGACGTAGGGATAACCGCCCCGCTGTCTGCTGTCGTGGTTGTTTCCGCAACCCTAAACTCTGCGGGGATTGCCGCACCCCTGCACACATAATTCATAAATGCTTTTCTGTATGCTACCGTGTCGTATTTGTCCTCTGGCTCTTTCGCCTGCGGCTGTGTGCCGCCTGCCCCTGCAAAGCTCCTAAGTAGCGTAGGCTGCGCCCCGCTGCCGTCGCCGCCCTCGTCGCCTACTGGCTCGCCTGCCGCAATTCTGGCAAGCAGGGCGCTACGCCTTTCGGCTGCCGCCTGCAATGCTGCCCGCTCTTCCTGCAATTCCCCTACCTCTTTTTCCAGCGCCTCAATTTCTGCTGCTGTCAGTTCTGCCGCCCTTGTCGTAAGCTCCTGCTTAATCTGGGCTAATCTTGCCTCAATCTCCTTTAATCTCATTGTTTCTGCTCTCCTTTTCTGGTTTTGATTTTCTTATAGGCTTGCCATAATCTTTAGTAAATTTATACGCCGCTGTAGCAACTCCTGCCGCTCCTGCTCATAACTCCTATGTGCAAAAGCACGGGCGCTTATTTCCGTATCGCCGTTTGCTGGTATGCTCACTGCGGATACGTCATAAACCTTTTTGATTTTTAAAATTGTTCTGGTGTGCGTGGCTCTTTCGTAACTTTCCTCTGCCACGGTAAAAGCCCATGACATCTTAGTTATCATGCCCTCTTTTATATCTTGATACAGCCCACGGGCTAAATCAGTCCTGCCTAAATCGGCAGCTATCATAAGCCCTTTAGTATCTGGCTCTAAGATAAGCGTTCTGTTTGACTGTCTGGCAAATACCCTGCCCTCATGGTCGTACTGCATGATAACGTCGCTCACGTCCGCACCGTCCAGTGCGTGTGCGTCTATCCTTTCGTAATACTTTGTGCCGTCCTCAAACTCATAAAGCAGATACGGCACGTTAAACGTGGTGGCGTATCCCTCTACGTAAAAATCTGTCTGTATCCGCTTTTCAGCAGCCCCAGCAGTCAGCGGTGCTGCCAGCGTCCTATATTCCCGTTCTTTCTTAATCGGCATCTTTTACACCCTCTTTCTGCCCGCTGCCGTCCTGCGGCGGCTCTGTATGTGTTTCCTGCGTCTGTCCGTCCCCTGCTGGCTCTCCCGCCTGCTGCCCCGTGCCGCTTTCTTGCGGCATCTGCTGTATGATTATTTTCGGCTTTTCCTCTCCCTTACCCAGCTGGTCTACTTCCGTATATTCTTTGCGGATATAATACTTGTCGCCGTCCTCTACGTGCGCCATGTTCCATATATCCATTACGCCGTTACGGTTAAGTAGCGCACGGTCAAAAAGCTGCGTGCTTACTTGCAGCTTTGTTGCATTGCTGGCATATTGCAGGCGGTTAGCCGAAAACGTGATAGCGTTACCACACGCCCGCTCTCTCTCGGTAAAGCTCATATTTGACATTACAAGCGATAACTGTATTGCAAACTGTTCTATCTTTCCCTCATAGTAGGCGTTCCACGTTTCCTCATTGAATTTGTTTTGCAGAATATCCATATTTGTACCAAAATGCGTACATACATTATCTTGTATAAGCTGCATCTGTAAGGCATTTGGCGTGTAGGGCTTACTTTCCACTTGCTTAAGCTCACTGAATTTATTGTCATAAATAATCATGCCGCTGTCATTCTCTGCGCTTAAGTTTTCCTCTGTAAATCTCTTACGCTCTTTTTTTATGTCCTCTGGCTTCAGCAGATTAGCCACTTTTGCCAGAAAACGGATATTTGCAGAATTTTTGACGGCGTTTATAATACCCTCATTCTGTGTATGTATCAGCTGCATTGTAGGCTGTAGCGTGCTGTTGTCCTCTCCGAAAAGGTCGTCTTTATATTCAAAGTCTGTCAGTATCCCCACCTTTTCAAATTCGATAGCGCCATATTCCCCGTTTGCGAAAAGATAGCGTAAGTATATGCCGCCGTTTACTTCCCTTACCTCGCAGCGCTCCGCCCGTAGCGGATACCAGCCGCATAGCGTCCCGTATTCGTCCTCGATAGGCACAATAAAAGCGGTGTGTTCCACCGCTACATAGGTTGCCAGTCGTTTTATAAATTTTGTGGTATCCATGAAATAGTTAGGCTTGTACTGTAGCGTCTTTTCCAGCCGTTTTAGTGCGCTGCCCTCTATCTCTGGCTTTAATTTACTGCAATGCGTGGCAAAGCTGTTTATTGCCGTTCTGGTTAAATCCATTTCATATACGCCGCCGCTATAGCTGGTAAACGTAGGGCTGTACCCGTTTAGCATCTTGAAATAATTCCCCAGCGCCTTTAATTCTTTTCCATGAAAAAGATAATCTAAGAATTTGATAACGTTCACTCTCCTTTCTATGTGGCGTTTTTAAGCAGCTCGCCGCACTCTTCCCAGTATTTCTGCCGTACCGTCATAGCGTCTATGACGGATACAAAGCCGTCGATATGCGCCCGCTGCTCTATCTTTATAGGTCTGAATTTCCTTGTTTCCATGTTGTGCTTAAGCGCAACATT